ATATGATAACTTTACTGGTAGAATGTCAGAGACAAGTAAGCCAAAGGATGTAGACAGTGCCCTATAAACCAATGTTCCTAGACATAGAAACAAATGGCCTAGACCCTGATACCATCTGGCTGGCAGTGACCATGCAGGACGATAATGTACTGGAGCACTACGACAAGGACAGCCTAGCTGCAACCTTGGAAGGTGACTTCCCAGTGGTAGGCCATAACCTCATAGGCTTTGACATTCCAGTGTTAGAGAAGCTGTGGGACATCACAGTGGACAAGAGCAGGGTACAGGACACTTTGGTTATGTCCAGACTAGCTAACCCACAACGGGAAGGCGGTCACAGACTGTCTAACTGGGGTGAGATACTAGGCTTCCCTAAAGGCGACCACAGTGACTGGACATGCCTGTCTCCTGAGATGATTGCTTATTGTATCCAAGATGTCCGTGTGACAGCTAAGGCATACAACAAGATGAAGCTAGAGCTACGTGACTTTAGCCCAGAGTCCATTGACCTTGAACATGAAGTGCAGTGGATAACTCAAGAGCAGATACGCAATGGTTGGCTCTTGGACATGCGACATGCTATGGACTTACTGGCTACCTTGAAGGAGCGCAAGCTGGTGGTTGAGGATGAAGTACATAAGGTATTCAAACCTAAGTGGGTGGACGTTAAACAGGTAGTGCCAAAGACCAAGAAGGACGGCAGCCTGTCTAAAGTTGGACTCACTGACGAAGAATACCAGAAGGTACAACAGTCCGGTGACAGGACTCCCTTTATGCGTAGAGCCTTGAAGCCATTTAACCTTGGCTCAAGACAGCAGATAGGTGAGTATCTAATGGACTTTGGATGGGAACCTTGCAAGCTAACGCCTACAGGTCAACCAATGGTAGATGAAGCAGTCCTGTCTACTGTAAAGGACATACCACAGGCAGCGTTGATAGCTGAGTACCTGATGTTACAAAAGCGTGTGGCTCAAGTGCAGTCATGGGTAGATGAAGCTGACCCAGACACAGACAGAGTACATGGTTATGTTAACACCAACGGTGCTGTTACTGGACGTATGACACATTCTAAACCTAACTTGGCCCAAGTGCCTGCAAGCTACTCACCGTATGGCAAAGAATGCCGACAGTGCTGGATTGCTAGGGACGGGTACAAACTTGTAGGGTTTGACGCTAGTGGCTTAGAGCTACGTATGTTAGCCCACTACATGAACGATAAGGACTACACCAATGAAGTCATTAACGGAGACATCCACACAGCTAACCAACACCTTGCAGGACTTGAATCAAGAGATAAGGCTAAAACTTTCATCTATGCGCTCTTGTACGGGGCAGGAGATGCTAAACTTGGAACAGTGGCTGGAGGAGGCGCAAGTGCTGGCAGTAAACTTAGAAAACGATTCATGTCTAATCTCCCAGCATTTGCAACTCTTAAAGACAGAGTTACTAGAGAAGCAGCACAAGGTTGGGTCAATGGACTAGACGGTAGGAAGCTACACATAAGGTCAGAACATTCAGCCTTGAACACATTGCTTCAAAGTGCAGGTGCTATTGTAATGAAAAAAGCCTTGTGTTTACTACAGGAGTATGCTATACTATGGAACTTAGACTATTACTTTGTGGGGAATATCCATGATGAAGTACAAGCAGAAGTTAGAGAAGACCAAGCAGACAAGTACGGAAGACTTGCAGTCTCCTGCTTGGAAGCAGCAGGAATTGAACTTGGACTCAACTGTAAACTTACAGGAGACTACCAAGTTGGAAGTAGTTGGGCAGAGACTCACTAAGGAATGTATTAAATGTGGGGTAGACCTAACAGTAGGTAAGAACTGTTATTTATCTAGTTTTAACAAACAACACTACGTTTGCATACCATGTCATAATAGTGACCAAAGAAAACGAAACTCAAAAAGAATGTGGGTCAATGGTAAATATATACCTTCCACACACCCATTACATAAACCCGGATATTACAAGTCCTTTGGCGATGCAGCATTTGAGTCTTTAGATAACTACAAGACTGCAAAGCAGGGACAAGTCTACATCCTATACAGCCCAGCCTACCCTAGCTGGGTTAAGATAGGCATGGCAGTGGATGCAGAGGATAGACTAAAACAGTTTCAGACAGGTAGCCCATACAGGGACTATATCTTGGTTAAAGCCTACGACACTGATGACAGGCGTAAAGCAGAAAGTGAGATACATGAGCTACTAAGGAAAACTCATGGTAGTAAGAACGAATGGTTTGTAATTGCTGCACCAGTAGCTAAAGAAATACTTGATGGATACTTTGATGAAAACAGTTAACACCCTAATAGATGACATCTACGATCTTGTGAAATTTAAGTCTCCTGACAAGTCAGTGGACGCTGAGCAGATCATTGATGACTTTGGTGAAGCATGTAAGGATCTTATGCGTAAAGAGTTTACCCAACGTGGTAGGTTTGATGCACGTAAGCTACGCATGTCCAACATCGGCAAGGATGATCGTTACCTTTGGAACCACTACAATAGTGTAGGGCCAAAGGAGAAGATGCAGCCTCACACCCTTGTGAAGTTCATGTACGGTCATCTTATTGAGGAGATGTTGCTATTGTTTGCTAGACTAGCAGGCCATACAGTGACACACGAGCAAGCACACGCAGAGGTAGAAGGTATCTCAGGTAGCATGGACTGCAAGATTGATGGCGTAGTGACTGACGTTAAGTCTGCCAGTACCTATGGATTCAAGAAGTTCAAAGATGCTACACTTGCATTTGATGACCCCTTTGGGTACGTAGATCAGATCAAGGGATATGCTAAGTCTGAGGGTGAGACAAAGGTAGGCTGGCTTGCTATGGACAAAGCTAATGGTCACTTGACTTACCTGAAGTATGACCTAGAGGACAAGCAAGCTCCTGTCTATGAGGTTCTCAAGAGCGACATCACTGAACGTATCAAGCACATCAAGAAGATGGTACAGCAGAAGGAGCCGCCTGAGCTGTGTCACAAACCTGTTCCTGATGGTAAGTCTGGTAACATGAAGCTGGCTACAGGCTGCTCTTATTGCCACTTCAAGCATGCTTGCTATCCTAAGCTGCGTACATTCTTATACTCAACCGGCCCAAGATTCCTAACGGAGGTAGTAAATGAGCCTAAAGTCCAAGAGATCACGGAGAACTAGCATCTATCGATCTGGGCTGGAGAAGAAGTTTGCACAAGCAGCGCCTAAGCGTAGATACTTGTACGAACCCTACGATGTACCATACGTGATGCACAGGAAGTACAAGCCAGACTTTGTAGACAAGAAGACTGGTGACTACATTGAGACTAAGGGTTTCTTTAGGACAGGAGATACCCAGAAGTACACAGCGATACGTGACAGTATACAGCCCATCAAGTTAATCTTTGTCCTGTCAGACCCAAACAAGAAGGTCAGGAAGGGTTCTAAGATTACGATGGGCCAGTGGTGCCATAAAGAAGGTTTTGAATTTTACACAGTGGATGAGTATGTAGACCATGTCACTAACAATGGATGAAGTAATAGAGCGTATCCTTAAACGCTATGACCCTGAAGACTTACTGGAAGCCTTGGACATTACATCTGAGGAACTACTAGACAGGTTTGAAGATAAATTTATTATTCGTTTACAGGACTTTGAGGAAGCTGTAGATGAAGATGAAGCAGAGATAGAACAAGATGAGTATTGATAATGCAACACCAGAGGAATGGGATAGGCTGCGCAACAGTAAAGCTAGCATAGCTGAGGCTTGGAACCGTATCTATGATGATGCTAAGACAGCACCCAAAGAACATTTCCACTATGATGACGAGGACAGCGCACCCAACGAACATCCAGTGTTCTCTGAGGAGGCTATGGTTAAGAGCTACGACGCAGTAAACCGACCAGAGCATTACAACAATGGTGGTATGGAGTGCATTGATGCCATCAAAGGTATGCTTACACATGATGAATACATTGGCTACCTACGTGGCAATGCCTTGAAGTACATGTGGAGGTTTAGATACAAAGGTAAACCTATAGAAGACCTACGTAAAGCTAGGTGGTATGAAGAAAGAATGATTAACTATTTGCTGGAGCATCCGGGTGATAAATAAAACAGGCGTACAGGATTACCTAGGTATCCAGATTGACTACGACAGAGATGAAGCTCTTAATGTGTTCTCACTAGAGACACTTAAGGACAGATACTTGTGGAAGGATGAAACACATGCCCAAGAAGCCTTTGCCAGAGCGTCCGTCTTTGGTGCAACGTATCAAGGCGCTACTGACTACGATCTTGCACAGCGACTTTACAACTACGCAAGCAAGAGTTGGTTCGGTTTTAGCACTC